ATGTTGAGTGGTTGTTCAAAGTAATTTGGAATTGATGGTGAAGCAACATATACAGTGCTTTCACTTTTTTCAGACTCTACATATACATTCTGAATATTTGTCGTAAATGCAGAAACTTCTGGATAGTTTGTAGAATTTGCTCTAGAAATTTCTCTTCTTACTTTATCAACTCTGGCAATATCAACTGGAGATTGTCCTTTGATGCTAAATGATTTTTTGTTATTAATTCCAGAAACAAATACTGTCGCAAGAACTTCAGTTCCATCAGTTTGAATTATTTTAACTCTATCTCCAACAGAAATATCATTATCATCATAGGTTGTTATCGTATATGAATTATTTGAAGAATTCAATAATGTAGTAGACTCTACATTATAAGTTGAAGCAATGTTAAATAACCAATCATTAGATTTAATATTCTTAAGTGTTGCCCCAAGATTTTTTATTTTTATAGTTTCATTTTCATCATAAAGTTTAGATCCTTCTTCTATTCTTAGATCTGAAAGAACTCCAGTAATTCTAACTTTAACTACATTTTCTGTACCAATTCCCGAATACCCATAAGCATATGCATCGTATCTAATAAATTGCCCCTGAGGAATTATTTGAGTTATTCCAGAGCACCCAAAGAATTGATTGTAAGTTTTTGATGTATAATCAATATTAACATCAGTTCCATTTGAGAGAGTTGCTACTAAAGATCCTGAAGATGGGAATCCAATTGTAGAATCAACATCAATAATAGAAGATCCAATAGAAACCGATCTTACTATATGTGTATTTGAGTGAACTGAAAATTGACCAGATACCGAACCTTTTACATTAATATCTTTATCAAAATCATAATCCAGACTAATGATATAGTATTCTTTTCCATCTCTAGTGATGGATTGGACATTATTAATTGAACCAGATGCTTTTCCGAAGTTTTCCGTTTCATCTTGGAATAATGTTCTATTCAGAAGATCTTTTGGATCTCCAGATATTGCTTCAACGACAAGATCCCTAGTAACTCTATATTGAGCATCCGATGGCTTAAAGAGATAATCACTGGGTCTAATTACTTCAATTTCTTGTCCATAAAGGACTCGGAATAAAATCTTGAAAGACTCTTCAGTTCCCTTTGAAACATAAAAATCTTTTGATTGTTTGATGAATAGATTTTCATTCAAACCAGAATATAATGTTCTCCCTTCAAATCCTGGAGTTACTTGCTTCTTAACTTTGGTTAAAAATTCCTGCAAGAAAAGAATACTCAAGTTAATAACAGTAGATCCACTAGTATGCTCTTCAATTTTGGACTCTGAGAAAACTAGTTGATCTGGAGTATTTGTTCCTTCTAATGAAGTTACACCACTAAATCCTCTTATACATCCAGTAAATGAAGTAGAAGTTTTTCCGGTATATGTAATGATCTCATTATCAATTTGAATTAAACCATAAGATTTTGGAAATCCTGAAGTAGAACTTACATTAATAGTACTATCTGAAAAAGAAATATCAGAAGATATTGTGGTAGACTCAATTAAATTAGTCAGTCTATCGACTTTAATGTATTGATCTATATTCTGCAATAAGTCTAAAGTCGAACCATCAGATTCGAGTGAAATATAATATTGCTTTAAAAAATCTACAAAAAGTGGATAATCTTCTCTTACAAAATCGGGAACTTGATTTTGTACAACTGAACTGATTTTAATTCTTGAGTTTACCATTTCTTATGATCTTACCAGAGCGCCGTTTGTATAACTTGAAGTTGTTGTGTAATTTGATCCCGATGGGTCAGATCCGGATGAAATTTCATCAGAGATCATATTAAAAACACTGTTATTAATATCTAGTTGCAAATAAAGATCCTGCAATCCAATCACATCATTGGATTTGGGAACTGCTGCTATTTCCACAAAGAAATCATTTCCAATTTGCTTTTCAGTTGAATTAATTATAATTGGATTTAAGAGTATTTCTCCTTTTTCATAATCAACGGTTCCAACTGAATTGCGTAATATTACTGGTTGTGAATTTGAATCAAGTCTGAATAAAATTACTGATCCTTTCGTATAACCAGTGTTCTCAAGGGGTATATCTGAAAGATACACGGTCTCGGAAATACCATCTACAGTAAAACCAGAACTCTTGAGATTGTAACCATTTACATTTTTGATATGAAATTGATTTCCATAGCAAATTTCATACTCTGCTGGTTGATTTAGAAGTGCTCTCAAATCTCTTCTAATTTGGACCTTAGTTATGTTTGAAGTGATTGATGCATGACTATCATCAACAATCTTCTGATACTTACTATACTTAAATTTCGCACCATATTTGTTTAATTCTATAGAATCTGCATATTTGTTGATATTATTAAGTGTCAATGATCTAACAAAATCCGGTCCAGGTGCTAGATTTGAATTATAATAGATTGAAGTATCAACTTCAACATAAAGATATTTTAGATCCATAATCTCTGGAACAATGCCTGCAACAGCATACTTTCTCAATTCTCTTTTTAGATTATCCTTAATTGAGTTTGGAACAAAGGGACCATAGAATGGTTTGATTGCAATAAAGACTTTTCCAAACTGTGGTGGATCCAATTCTTCACCACCAAAGACAGAAACTGAATCTGTTTCTGGATAAATCTGTGGAATTAAAGCTTCATAATCTAAAGAAGTTACTGCTCTATTTTGAGATGCATAAACTCGTGTTGCATAATTTTTAATAGAAGAAACCGATTCAATTTCTTTACCACCTTCAGATGCGATATTTGTAGTAATTAAAGAAATTCCATTACTTACAATACTTCCATTATTGTCAACGATTCTTCCATTAAAGGTAAATGCAGATATTCCATTTGCACTTTCTCCATTAGTAGAAATGTAATAAACTTCAATATAATTTAAATTCTCAAGTTTCTCACCAATAATTCCATCTCCAAATATCAATTCATATCTTTGATCCTCAATTTCTTGAATGAAAAAGACTTTAGATGTTGAGTTAACTCCAAAAATATTATTTGATAGAATAAACTTTCTAGAATTTGTGCTTGTCGAAGTATCTTTTACATTAACTCTAATTGATGATGTATCAATATTTGCATTTTCTAGAATAAACTTTTGAGGTGGTGTTGGGAAATTTGAATCAACTGTAAAATTAGTTGTTAAAAAAGTTCCCTCATAAACTGTAACATTATCAAATGAAGCAATTCCATTCACAACAGGAACTGTAATATCATCTGGAATTGTAAATGTATAACTCTCACTTCCAAAAGTTGTTGCCGATGTGCAAACAAATCCTTTTCTAAGAGTAAGAGTAATTGGATTTGTTGAGAATCCTGTTGTATCTACAAAGAAAGATATATTAGCCTGTGCTGCTTTTCTTGATCTTGGAACATAACCAATGTTTCTAGCAAGAGAAACTACATTTTCTCTAAGTGTAGCACTGTCGATAAAAACTTCATTACTCACCATATTTGCATTATATGATGAGATGTATGTATTATATGCTAAGGTATCAATTAAAATTGAAAGATTAGAACCTTCAAAATCGTAGTCAGTAAAATTTGAATTCGATCTAAGGTAATCCTTAATCGAAGTTTTTATCTGATCGAAGTCTAGGTTGGTAAAATTGACTAATGCCATTATCGTGTTGGTTGTAATGCGAATGATAACTGTTGTGGTAATACATCAATACCAACAATGTAATATCTAATTGTTACATTGAATTCATTATTATCGTAGTTTGGATCAACAATAACATAAATCAATTCAACCCTTGGTTCATAATTTTTGATTGTATTCTCAATCTCATCCTTTATAACAGATGCGGAGATTGGATCAATGTTATCAAAAAGAGATCTGCTAATGCTAGATCCAAGATTTTGATTAAAAAATTTTTCACCTGGTTGGGTAAAAATCAAATTTCTTACAGATCTTGCAATAGCAGTTTCATTTTTTGTCGCAATGAGATCATAATTCAGGGGATTTACCTGAAAGGACAGACTAATATCTTTAAAACCTTGACTTAGCCGTTCTGCAGGCATGAAAAAAACATAAATCTATCTTATTTATCACCCATAAAGTGGTTCTGTTCCATATTCCCAGTCATCATAGTCATCATCATTTCTTATTTTTGCATGAATTTCATTCTGGATATGAAAATCATGTTTTTTGGGAGTTAAATCATCATTTTCAATCTCCCGAAGCATTTTCTTATCTTTGATTTTCTCAAAAATTTCATAATCTGAGGTTAAGTTGGTGGTTCCCCAGAGTTCGTACATGTAATTTGTATCACGATCCGATGGTTTTCCCATTTTTAGCTCCTGATTGATTAAAATCAGAACTTTTTACGGGGTTGCTATCCCGTTATCAATGTAAAATCCCTTTCTTAGATAATCTTCATCCTCTATAAACACTAAATTTTCATTTTTTTGTACTATTTGGTCCTTCCATACGGGGATTGCAACGGTATTTCCATATCTAAAGTCAGGATTTCTTCTAAAATGCACTTCAATCAAGTGATTCCCAATAAATTCACAGTTAATCCACTCATAATTTCCTTTCAAACTATTTAATATGGGTGGAAAATCTACTTCACAGTCAATTTTAGTCCATCTTTTCCATCTATAAAGTGGATCATACTCATCTTTTTCACCTAAGACAACTAATTTTGACTTTTTGTTTTGATAATCTACACTATAATGCTCTCCTTCAAAGACTTCGCACCAAAACTCAGATGGGTGGAAGTGATCAGTGTACTTATAAATCATCTCCTTACGAGAAAATCGTCCCATACCAAGTAAATTAATACTCGGTCGGACGAT